CACCGGAACGGAATCCGGGTGTCGGTGTTGCTGCAGCTGGGGCTTCAGATCCGCCGCCGCTAAATGCTGCAATTCCCCCGGCGCCGGCTATAGCAGCATAAGTAAGCAGTGAAGCGCCTCCAGTGAACGGCGCGGCGACAAGAGCGGCAATACCAGCAGCTGCAAGTCCAACACCAACGAACCTGCCCAAAGCGCTCGAAGCCCCGGCAATGAAGCCGGCAAAGCTTCCAATGCCCTCAATTATGGGAACAATCAAATTGTCAATAAGAGGCTTGCCGGCAATCATCATTTGTCTAAATGCGTTGGACAGCTGATCCATTGCTGCTTGCGATTGTCTTGCAGCCTCTGCCATCTCTTCTTGATTCATTCTCTGGATTTCTAGTTGTTCATTTGATTCACCAAGAAGCTCCTTTGTCTTTGTGGCCGACAATCCTAGAGCAGACGCAAACGCTTCAAGTTGGGCGCCTGAGACATCCTCAATTGATACGCCAGCCTGCTCAAAGCCGTCACGAAGCATCATGATTCCTTCGATAGGGTCCTCAAACGATGCGTTCAGCATGTCCATTGAATTCAAGAATGGACCGCCAAGAATCGCGTTCAGACGTCCAACTGTTTCACCAGCTTGATCGAATGTCTTAAACTTGTCGACAACCTCGACAAGTGTACCCAGCTCTGTGCCGAGTGCCTTGGCGGTGACAGCCAACTCTTCAAATGCTTTTTGACTATCATCGCCGAAACGAACAAGGAAGTCTTTGTTTGCAGCAAACTGGCCTCCGAGTGTGTCTACATCAACTCCAAGGCTGCGAGCTGTCGAGGCAAGATCAATAAGCAAGTCGTTGGCTTGATCTACATCCATGCCCAGAGCCTGAGTGGCAGTCTGGATAACCTCGGCTTGATTCGCAAAACTGAAGCCCAGTCTGTTCAGTTGAACAGTTGTCTCTGCGATTGCCCCTTGCTGTTGCTCTGAAAGATATGTGAAGTCTGTGAATTCATTCTTCAGGGCTCCAACAGCCTGTGCAGCATCTTCCAGGCTAGCGCCGATTGCAATGGTGTTAAGACCGACATTTCGTATCGTGTCGTCAAACTCTCTGCCGGCGCCGGTTGATTTCCGGAACTCGGCAGTGACCCTATCTGCCTCAAGGGCAAAATCCGTTAGCTCCTGGGCGACCTTAAAGACCGCGTCTTTAAGAAGTTGTCCGCTGGCGGCTGACTCCATAACCGACGCGCCAAAACTAGAGAGGCTTGATCCGCCTAGGCTAGCAAATTGAGCAACCTTCTCAAACCCTCCTTCGAGTCCGAATAAGGATCCCCTCAACGATTCGAAAAGCTCTTCGCCTACTTTTTGTTCTTTTTGAAGCTCGACCTCAGCAGCGGCATTGCGTTCTTTGGCCTCTGTGAGTCCATTGATGGCCTCTATCTGAGCTTTAATGCGCGCTGTTTGACGGTCAATATCTGCGGTAGCTTCGTCTAACTGTTGAGCATCAGCTGTTTTTTCGGCCGCGGCCTGGCGTTTTACGGCTTCTGCTAATAGTTTTTTCTCTGTTTTTATCAGCTCTTTCTTAAGTTCAATCTCAAGCTGTAATTGACGATTTTGTTCTTTGAGCTGTTCAATGGTGAGTTCTGCCATTTATAAACCTCCTAGTTTTTAAATGGCCACCTTAAGCCTGTTTCTTTCTCAAAACTTTCAACTGCTCTATTCAGAGAATACTTTGATTTCATGGTCTTTGGATTATCAAGACCGTTTTTGATATACGAATCCATGTAGCGCTTTTCTCTACCGAGCGCTTTCATAAATGATTCAACTTGTGATGTGGACCCCATGAGACGCAGGGGGATATCGATTCCGCCAAAATACAAATCAAGCATCATCTTACGAACTTGATTAGCAAACTTGCTTGCTACTGCTGCTCTTTCGGTTAATGGCTTACCAATGTTATTTAGATCTACTATCTCTTCTTCTACGATATCGCTCATGTGTAAAGGTCCCTGTTTAAATATAAATAGTTCCAAAAAAGAAAGAATTTATCTTGTTCTTGCTTTCTCCATTCTCTCTTTTTGATCTTTGAACTCTTTTGATAGTCTATCGAGGAACCACCGACGCAGAGCAATGGGTAGATTATATAGCTCAGTGAACGACCAGCCGCCGTGATGCTTAAGCAAAAAGAACTCTTCGTATACTGTTTCTTGATACTTAGGCGTTAGGCCAAAAAAACGCTGCCGTCATGGGCATGCCTACCTTTCCATCTTCGTGGCAAAGGGGACAGTTAATGTCAAAACGAAGGTCCAGGTCTGGTTTAATGGTATCATAGATCTCGCGGAGATGCTTCACATCCTTCAGAGGCATTGACTCAATGAACTTGTGAAGGAGCGCTGGGTTTGTATGCTCGTTAGCCTGAACAATAATGGACTTTAACAATCCTGTAATTGGGCTGGCTGTGTCCTTGTCCGGGGCCATAAGCTTTGCAATCCTCTTTTCATCTCTCGATGTCAGAAGTCGCACATAAATATTGACCTTTGATACTGGCAACAGGAAGCTAAATACACCTTCACCCTCCACGGTAACGCTCTCATCCATTTCCTTGTTGTCTGGCTTAAGCTCAGAGAGATCAAAAGTGTATTCCGACTCTTTATTGCATGATGGGCACTTAGCTGTCACATCGTAGTGTGGGCCAAAGCCCGTTATCCTTGTTGCAATAAGAATGGCTGTCTTATCGCCCAACAGCAAATCACCAACTTTAATGTTGGAATCAATGATAACTGAATCAAGCAGACGATCAATCGCAAGCTCATTCTTTAGAAGTGCATCGGATGTTAGAATATCCTCTTCTTTTGCTGTCATGTGCTTAATCTCAATGACAGTCTGATTGTGAAGAGGGTGGCCTTCTGGGTAATACAGGCCCTGACTTGGCAACTCAACAAACTCTGTTGGGTTTACAAACGCAAATAGATCCGTAGCTTCTGTGGTGGGGGGAGTTGGCGCGTCTGGGTGCGGTGCGCCTAACCGCTCTAGGTTATTTCTTCGTGACAAAGGTCACCTCTTTTCTTATTATCCGTTCAGCTCTGTTACAGCAGCTACTGCTGGGCCAGACTCATACTCTGCCCAATCATACCGGAACTGAATCTCAATGTTAAGCAAATCATCAGTCTCATAAGTAAGGTCACCGAATGTGGCGGTCGTGATGAAGGCATTCTGAAGTGTCCAAGTGCCGATCAAACCACCCTGACCGTTCAGCTCCTCGAAGATAACGTTGCCGAGGGCATCAACAGCGCCCTGCTTGTTAACTGTGCCAGGAGCGACTGCTGGGTTGAAGAATACATCTTCCTGGACATCAGGCTTCAGATAACCCGACTTTGTAAGAGCATCATAAAGAATCTGGTTGCCATCTGGGTTAATTGCGTTAACGATTGTGGCAGTAACAGTGTTCCAAGTAACAGAGCCTGGGTAGTAGTATGTGTTGCCCAAAAACTTATGGGGAGTATCAGAGACTGTATACGACGGCTTTGTGATAGCCTTGGCGAGATACTGCTCGTACCTGAAAGCCTGATTGATATCAGTTAAGTTTGGTAGTGTGAGCAGAAAGCGATGTGCTCTTCTAGGCTCTGAAAGTGCGCTTGTCCAAAATGGCATTTATATAGTCTCCTGTTTATCCTATTATTATATAGTGTGGGGAGCCGGAACTCCCCACATTTTATTAATCGTCGAACGATGCTCCTGTTCTTGTGATGTTGAAGTCAATCGCAATAAACTCAATTGCTCTGGTTGGCTTCAGGAAAATCTTCGCATACAGAATGTTTCTATCTACAAGATCTGGAGTTGTCGTGGTGTCGTCAAGAACAACCTTGAAGTCAGAGAGACCGAAGTTTGTCTTAACATCTGCCAAGAATGGGTTTACCTGCGAGGTAAATCGCTTCCAAGTCTGCTGAACATTTGGATCGAAGAGCAGGCCGGCAGCAATCTGCGAGATGCGCTTCTTAACAAAGATCATCAGGCGGCGCACGTTAATGCGATCCAGTGCCGATGGGGTAACCTGAAGTGTCTTCTGGCCGAAGATCACGATACCCTCTGCTGGGAACTTGGCGATTGGGTTAATGTTCGCTGTGTAAAGGTCGTCACGATCCTTGCGGCGCAGCTGGTGTGCTACGTCAACAACTGGGATACCTGCAGAGCCCTCTGTCAGTCCACCGCGGTTGAAGCCGGCTGGTGCGAACCAGACCTGCGATCTACGCTGGGAGCTGGAGAACGTGCCGATAGCAGCAACAGATGGTGGGAGCCAGACGAACGAACCGTTGATGGTGTCGCGGCCGCGGACCCATGGGTAGTATGCTGCACCGTAGGAGGAGTTAAGTCCTCTGTCTCTTAGACCGTTTACAAGAGTTGTAATGGTCGATGGCAGGTTGTTACGGTTAATAGCTGTGCTGTCCTCTCGTGGTACGAACGAATCTGGGAGATCGATAACAGCGAGTGCATCGCCACGATCCTCACAAGTTCTTACCAGGTGAGTTGTAAGACCAGCCTGTGTCTGCGCTGGGATAGCGGCCAGGTTCATCTCAACAACCTCTGGGTCTGCAACCGAATCGATTGCTCTTCGAATCGAGAAGAACGAATAGCTAGTTGTGTCAGATGGGGTGGTAGGCATTCTCGCAGCAGAGAATGGATCCATCTCCTTGATGTCTACACCGTCGAATCCACCGAAGAGTGGGACTGTGAAGCGGTCATAGCCGGCATCAAGAACACCGGAGACGGCACCGTTTACATATGTAAGCGATGTGCTCGTGCTCGATCCTGTGACGTATGCACCGGCGCTGCCCGAAACATCATCCAGGGTGAATGTTGGGGACAGCTCTTCGTTAGTCGATGGAACCGTGAAGCCAACGATGCCACCTCGTGGTCTCAGAATGTCGATGTAAGACTTAGAGTATACTGTGCTTCCAGCAGACTCAGCTGTCTGCAGGCCGAAGTAGGCGTCAGTTGGGTTTGCAATGTTACCATCTGTTGCCGCGGCACGCAGTCGTGGTCGTGGGAACTCAACAGAAGCAGTGCAAGCAGTGTTGGATGTGGACGCAGATACGATGAACAGCGAACCAGAGGTGTAAACGTCGATCGAGGTGCTGTCGCCAATGTCTGCGGCTGCAGCGTCGTGGATTGCGATGCTACCCGAAGTCCAAGAGTGAAGGAGACCTTCAGCGACGTCAGTGTAGTCCTTATACTTAACAATACCCTCGAAACCGAATGGAAGGAGCGATGGGTTTGTAATACCTGCATCAACGTCAGAGTTTACCTCAATGTAAACATAATCAGAAACGTTAGGGTAGTTACCGAGCTGACGGTAACGTCGATCAGAATTTACCCATGTCTGTCTGTAATCGCCGATCTTGCGGGCGACGTAGTTGAGAGAGTTAGGGTTGAGGTTACAGTTGTTATACTGCTCAACAACTTCCACAACATTGTCGCTGTCGCTCTGGTGGCGGATAACCACAGAGAAGGTACCATACTGATCATTGTCATTAGTCGAGCGCTTGATATCCTGAATGGAGATCTTGAGGTTCTTGCTAGACCAATCACCCGAATCATCTCTTGCAACAAACTTAAACAGCTTTGTTGGGTTGGAGGTAGGCGAAAGCTTGCAGCTGATAACCTGTGGAGTCTGAGCGGCCTGGACTTCATAGCTAAAGTCGTCACCGTCTTCGCCACCATCATTAATTCGAACCCAAGCGGCCGCGAAGTCAGAGTTAGCGTCACCCAGGACGTTGTCGATGTGAGCATCGAATGTCTCACCAAGGAAGTACTTCTCGCGGTTGTCTGCATCCGTAATACCAGTTGTCAGCAGCTGTGGGTTTGTGTTGAAGACCTTTCGGATGTACTTCGAGTCGTTCTTGTTAAAGTTGAAGGTAATCGTGTCAACGATGGCACCGGAAGACTTAATCTGAGCCTTGAACTCTTTTGTTCGGCCTGGGTTAGAGATAACAACAACGTCAGAACCAGTAACGTTGTTACCAGTGGTGTATGTGGTTCCGTTGTTAGACAGGATAGTGCCTGTAAGTTCCATATCAATTGAACTTTCGCCATACACGATGGCTCCAAGTGCACCAGTCAGAACTGTGTTGTCTGAGGCGGTCTGGAATAGGACAAGGCCCCAAGCGCGTCCGTCTGTTCCGGCGGTCCAGCCGGCCTCAGCTGGCTGGCCAGAGGCGCTATCATCCTCAGCACCCAGGAGACGAATGTAAGTTAATGGAGAACTATTCTTAAGGTATGCTTGGGCAGCATACATGCCGTATGTGGTAGCCGTTGTGTTGGCGCCTTGGCGCCATACGTCCTCGCCGTTGTTACCAGGGGCGGGGGTGCCGAAAACACTTACAAACTCTTCAAAAGAGTTAACTGTGATTGGTCTTAGGGCTGGTCCCTTTTCGGCGCGGCCAATAATAACTGGTCCAATACCTGCTGGCGAAGCAGGTGTCTGGGAGTTATCAATCTCGTTTACGAAAACGCCGGGGGATACAAATCGGTAATTTTTAACTGACATTCGTTCGGTTCTCCTACATTGCGAAAATGTTCAAAGTAAATAGTGCTAAATAGTAGGAAGAGAATTATTCTCTGTAAAAACCGTCTTTTATGTTTTCGGGAATATCGCCGACTATAGTTCTTTCTCGGCCGAGCTTAATATCGACCGCGTTCTCGCGCTTTACGATCTTAGGTCTTTCCTGGTTTTCGCCCTCTCCGATAAGATATCCCAAAACTTCAATGGTAATGTCAGTCTCGTAGTTTCTCTGCTCCATTCCAATGCTAGCTTGGTTTGAGTTATTCGAGAATCCACCATCGATAAAAATCTCATAAGAATGACCCTCGGCCTCAATCATCTTTGGAGTCCTGGAGTTGCCTGGAATTGTAAGGAATGGGCGGATAAGTTCGTTCATCTGCTGCTGATACTCTGTTCGCAACGAGATCTGGTAATTCACCTTGATCCACGTTGGGATAGGAATCGTGATTGTTTCATATACTGTCTTAGCTGTAGACATGTTTCGCTTGTTGGTATTCAACATTTTGTTAGAAACCGTAGGTGGAGTGTTGCCACCGATCTTTCTGTTAGCCTGAGCATTCTGAAACTGTGCAGTCTTTTGCTGGTTAATCTGTCTCGCCACTGTGATGGTGCCGCCCTTAGCATCATTAACAGGGTACAGGTTCGCAAAAACAGTTCCACGATAGTTCTGCTCTTTTGTTACGTTCACTCGATTCACTGTGATCAAAGGAAGAATTAAGGTCTCTTCCTTGTCTCTGAGGTCCTTATTGTGCTTAATCTGAAATGCACGTTCGGCAGTAACCCAAAGGACGGGGACCTTCTTGAATCCGTCATTGGTTGTGGTAAAAAGATTAAGATCTTCATCAATAAAGCGAAGCATCGCCCTATCAATGGTCTCCAGAGATGATGGCTGGAACTCGATCTCCTGAAGTTCGTTGGCCACCTTTTTGTCACCAACGTATTCAAATCTTTGAGATCGCTTGTCTTTTATCTCTTTTTCAGATCTCTTGCTGCTTGCCATTTACTTACCCTACAAAAATGCCGGCTGGAACGTTCTCAAGAACCTTTCTGCCCGAGTCTTGCATTGATGAATCAACAGCGGCGAGCTTATCATATGTTGTCTCATCAAGAATTGTCTTAAGCTCATCTCGGAGCTGATCCTGTTCGGTGCGTGCCTGACTGAGAAGATCTGCAGCGTTGAGAGTTACATTCTCTCCGGGAATAGGAACAGTCGAGAACTTGCCTCTGACCTGTCCCAAAATCTCTTTGGTTAGTGCCAAAGCAAATCTACGAATCCACTGCTTGCCAATGGAGTTAATGTTTTCAAACGGAAGGTTCTCAAATGGAATGGTGTTCAGGTTGTTGACACCCTCGGCTCCTGTGTCGCCTCTTCCAGAGTCCTCCCATGGCTCGAACTCACGCTCGATGCTGAACTGAACCCAGAACTTATCAGGGGATGTTGTATCCGGCACTGGGAAGATCCGGAGGTTGTTATCGTGGATCTCATAAGAATAGTGTGACACTCTTACATTCAGAGCGTCCTCATAGGCGATGGCCTGGAGTTTGTTCTGCCATGTTGGCACAATCTCAAAGGTGGAGTCGTCAGCATACTGTCCGTATGTACGAAGGTTGCCCACAACAGAAAAACCACCATAATAACCATAGAACCTCCACATAGCTCGTGGAGTTTTGAAGAATACCTTTCTGATGATGACTCTTCTATCTCCGACCCTTTGATAATATGGTACGGAGGTATCTGTCGCGGCAGATGAAGAAATTAAATTTTGCAGATCATAGTCCTGCTGATCTGGAATACTGTCAACCGATGCGGAGTAAATTGCAGTTGTGCCTCCCATACCGGCTTCTGTTGCGAGGCCCTCGGAGATTCTTCTGACATATCCATAATCAAACTTTGGATACCTCAGTGCAATGTTGGAGCCAGACAGCGATCCAGAGATCACGCCGTCCTCGTCAAAGGAGCCGGTTGCAGCACCCAACATGGAGGAAAGCGAATTCTTTGTCTGATAAAGGTTTACTAAATATGAATACTCTAAAACTGCCTCTTCATAAGCAGCATAAACGTTTCCCTCAGCTAACTCAATGTCTAGGACATCACCGCCAAGCTTTTTATAAGTGTAGGCCACTTGATCGGCGGCGCCTGATAGGAATGCATTAGATGCTGCATAAATACCAAACGGCAAGGTGGCGCCCACATTTGCGGCGGCTCCCGTGACTGGGAGAATGTTGGCATTTGAAGTCGATGCCGGGGAAAGATTTGGAATTGCCATATAAGGATCCTCGATTAGCTCTATTAATAAATAGAAAGCCCCACCTCAAAAGAGGCGGGGCTTTCATTATTTTGACCTTATGTCAGGACAACCTTAGCTGTCAAGACCTCGGCAGATGACCAGGCCGTACATATCCGGACGAACCATCTTCTTGGCGTATCGGGTCATGACACCCTTACGAGGCACGAAGTCCTCTACACCGAAGATAGTTGGTGTTGTCTGGAGTGGTACATATGGTGCGTACACATAGCCGCTCTCAAGGAAGCTACTACCACGGCGACCAACGAGGATCACGTTGCGTGGGAAGTATGGATCGACCATAACGTCGAACTTCTTCGAAAGGGAACCGACGCGAACTGCACCGATGTCACCGCTATCAGCGTCGGCTGTAACGTTTGCACGGAAGCCAGCTGTGAACTCAAGCAGGTTTGCAACTTCTGGTCCGCAGACGACGAAGTTAGCAGCACCACGGAGTGTTCTGCGGTGGATCTCAGCCGAGACGTCGTTGATTGTCTCAACGAGAGTCTCGTACCACTCGGATACGTTACCGGTGAAGTCCTGAGTTACCTCAGAAACAGCACCTGTCTCGCGATCAAGGAACTGACCTGGGTGACGCGACCAGTAACGGATACCGGCCTCAGCCAACTTGATGAGGTCCTCAAGGATCTCGCGATCGATCTCAAGTGCGATCTGCTCAGAAAGGATCTGAGTAAGCTCGACTTCAGCGTCAAGGTTGTGGTAAGCGTTAAGATCTTGTCCCAACTCTGGAGTCCACTTAGCCTTGAGCTTCTTGGTAACAGCTGTGACTGCTACCGAGTCAACCTTGATGTCGATCTCTGGGATACCCTCAGAGTCTTCCAGACCAAAGCCGAAGTCAGCGTTGTTGCCGATAACCGAACCAACGGCACCGCCAGCATCGAACTCGTCACGGATTGGAGCCTGCAAGTGAGTGATGGCATCCAGATCGGCACCGATCTCCTTAATCTGAGCAGATGTAGTCGAAGCGGTTGTCGACACAAGCGTAACAAGAATACGGCTCGAATCAAGGAAATCCTCACGAGTGAGGCGGCGAACCATGATTGTGTCGTCGTTAAGCGACTGTGTCATCGCGAACGCAACGAGGTCTTCCAGGTTACCACCCGAAGATTCGATTGTGGCACGAGGAACGGCAGCAACTGCGAAGAGCGCACCGGAAACCAGATCAGGATCGAAGCGAAGCAGACGATCAACGTCATAACCTGCAACACCCTGGTAGCCGGAATCAGTGAAACCGATGAAGTCAGGAATACCACCAGCCTTAATTGTACCGGATGTGAGGATTGTAGTCACCGCATCAACGGAACCGGTTGGCGAGGAGTAACCGTTATTCAGCGAGTATGGGCCCTTCTCAGCGTTGGCGTTGTTAAGAAGAACACCACCAGTGATCTGGCTAGCAACTCGTCCACCACCATAGATGGAGTTACCTGTTTTGTTGTCAAGACGATTACCGGAGTTACCTGGGAAGGTACCACCAAAGGTAAAGTCGAGGAAGAAAATGAGACCCGATGGGAGACTCATTGGCTGAACGCTAACAAGCTCGTTGGCGATCAGGGAACCGAATACTCGGCGTACAAGTGGGAATGCGACAGCTGCAAAACCCTCGACATCACCACTAGCCATGGTGGATGCCTCACGGAGAAGCTCTTTTGCCTGGTTCTCAAGCAAACGGGCCATACCGTTTTTCTGTGTATCGTCGGTGATTCCTTCGAGAAGACCGGTCTGTTCCCACTTAGAAATAAGTGCAGCACCTTCCTTCGCGAGGTCACGGTTAACGATACCTTCTGTCAATGTTTCTACAATAGACATTTTTTATAACCTCCTATAAATTTGTTCAAATAATGTCAAATTATTTTGTTAGACCTGCTAAACGCAGCATACGACCCATAGTTGGGTCCTTTGTAGCCTCGTTGTTTTTCTTAGAATTGATCAAAAGCGATGTAGGTCTTTGAACTGCTTCACGAAGTGTCTGTGGTCGTGTTCTCTGATCAGGAGTGGACCCCACTGCGTTTTGAATTGTTTCAAAAATCATACTGGCTTCTTCAACAGAATTGGCAGTCTGAACAGCTTCGACAACTTGTGCTTTTTGTCGCTCATTCAAGGAGGCGCTGCCCAAAGCCTTGTTTTGATAAACAAGCTTGGCATTTTCAAGATTCAGCTTAGTAAGCTGATCCTTTGCTTCAACAATGAGAGCACGAAGCTCCCTGTTAGAATCTGTAAGTTCTGAGATCTGGGACTCGTAGAGGCCAATGTCTGGGATAACGTCACCAGCGGTTGTCTCCTCTTCTTCCTCATCCTCAGCTTCTTCGAGGTGTGCAGCCTGTGCTGCAGCCATGGCATCGTTATTTGCTTGCTCAACGCTACTGTTAGCGGAGTTAACAGATGACCATCCCTGTGGTCGAGGAACCATGTCTACAACAAGCTCCTCTACTAATTCTTTAATAAAGTCTTCGGAGAGGTTGAGTTCTTCATCCTCTTGCAGTGTCTCAACTGGCTCGGCGCCAAGCTCGGCAGCATCTTCCTCAGCGGAAGCAGCCTCCATCCCAGCATCGGGATCACCTGCGATTTCATCGGCCATCTCAAGAGCATCGTTCAGATCTTCCTCAGCCACCACTTCGCCCTCTTCTTCAAGTCGGGTCTTAAGGGCATCAAAGTCGATCTCTACGATTTCATCCTCTTCTAAAGCATCCAGCTCTTCGTTCTGGAATGCAAACGGAACCTCATCAGTAAACTCAGTGAGTGTGTCGTTCTTGGCAGGAGCCTCTTCTAGGTCTTCTTGCTCCAATAGGGTGTCTAAGGCTCTCTTGACTTCGCCGGAATACTTTTCCAATACGATATCCTCAGCATTCTTTAATGCTGCGTCCTTAAGGGCTTTGGCGTCTACAATCGCCTCTTCTAACAGTGAAGACATAGTTCTCTCCGAAAAATAAAAGTTTTCAAAAATAAATAGTATTTTATTTTCTCAAATGACTAAAATCATCATTAAAGATAGTTGGGCGTCATTCTAAACGTAGAACTATGAATTCCGTGAACAAAGCTTCTATGCCTGTGCCACTACTAACCTCAAAAGAAAATGGACCGACAGCCCATTTACTCATGCTCATAATAAGTTTAGTGTCGACAGAGCCCGGGTTATCATTGAAGCGAGTAGTATTACTGTTCCAGTTTGCAGTGCTATGGATCGTCGTCCAATCAGTATCACTCTTTGGAATTGGAAATTTAGAAGATGGGATAGAGCCCCAACCAAAGATACCGCCGCGGGTTCGAACCTGACCGCCAGCATAAATAGTCATGATCACACAATCAGCATCAACTCCAGTATATTCAACATCATACTCAGTACCATCGCTAACATCATAGTTTTCCTCGGTGACGAAAAGAGGGCCTGATTTACAGAATTTGTTATTTTGGCCACTACCAATTGCGCCGCTGTCCTGGGTCATGACCATACCAAAGGAATCATAGTTAGCCTGAATACCAGTGGAGCTTGTCATACGCAGGATAAAGGCCACTGAATCCAGATTGGGATTCCAGTCACCGCCACACAGCTGATTTACTTCACACATAAGACGAGGAGCAGTATCTCCTCCCGAAAACAGGTTTGATCCATTTGCAGGATTAATCTTAAGGCCGGTTGATCCATCAAACTCAAGGACTGATGCATTACCTTTGTTTACTTGACTCCATGTAGAGCCTGAAATTACTAGAGTATCTCCATCTGATTTAAAATCGTGTGCTGCGATGGTTTTAAAGTTAACTCTGTATATCTCGCGCCACTCCCTTGCGACAGGGTTACCATTGTTAACCAGTCTCCAAACTCCATTTTCCTTTACTAAAGCCATGTTTCTATAATCCTTTTTATGTTGTTGAGGTGACCACCCAAGAAAATCCCTTTGTAGAGGATGAGACGGCAGTCACAGTGGCAGCACCAAAGGCTTGCTCAATTGTAAGCTGCGAGCCCTCATCAATCTCCTGCGACCCACTTGGGGAAATATGCAATGAATTGACTGATCCTGATCCGAGGTAGTCCTTGAATGTATAAGTCTCACCAATCTGGGCCGCGGACGTAAGCCCGGGCAGCGATGCCGTCACCGGGGCGGAGTCGACCTTAACAAGATACAGCGATGCTGCATTTGATGCCGAGAAATGAGATCCGTGGATTGTTGGCGACTGCTTTCGAATGAAGTTGGTGCCATGAATTGTTGAAGAAGCCGAAACAACACCTGCAGTTGAGAGGGACAATCGAGTGTCATCACCATTTTGATCGTTATAAATCTTAATTGGGGACGCGAACAAACCAAGCCCAGCGGTCGGGTCCGTTACAATTTCTACACCAGATGAAGATGAAAGGGTGATCTGGCCCGCATCATGACCCACAACAAAGAAATCGGCGCCACTATCCTGGAGGACACCGATGGTGCGATCATTTCCAGCTCCAATGAAGATATCTTGTCCGTCTGCTGCGGAGGCCGAGACTCTCAAGCCAACCGATGCGGTTAGAGATCCTGAAACATGAACAACATCGCCAACGCCGGTTCCAAGTGTAAGCTCGTCGCGGCCGTTCTCATCCAAGACAATAAACGCTTTTCCACCAGCCTCAATAGACATTGAGTCTGAGCCGAGTCCGGATGCGCCGAATCTAATTCTAGTGTCGGGATCTCCGTTAGAAGCCACATAACCGACGCCAGTGCCTGGGCCGACTTTGACCTGGCCCTTGACAGTAATATCATCTTCGAATACAGAGGCAGCTGTGGTGACTATTTCTTGAGCAAAGAATGCCGAAGCCGACATGTTAAAAGCAGAAGACATCGGAGTATGCACCGTAATTGGTGAACAGCCACTAAGGTGCAGGATAGATGCCGTGCCTTCGCATACAGTAAGATTTCCATAACTGGTATTGTTGTTATTAAAGAGTGTAATGTTACCAGTGATATTCACATCCATTTCAGCGCCATTGGTGCCGATTCCGAAAGTTTTATCTTCCGGAACGTCTACACTGGAACCTAAAGCTATTGAATACAACCCGGTAGCTTTCGCGGATGCGCCGATTGCAATGGCGCCTCCGGTCGAGTTGGAGCCCGAGGCGGCGGTGCCAATGGCGATACTATTTGACCCACTTGCCAGTGATGCGTTACCAATTGCTACCGAACCCACACCGACCGATGTGGCACCCTTGTATTGGTTTGCGCCAATGGCTATCGAGCCGACGCGTTGCGCGTTAGAGTTTGCGCCTAGGACAATTTGATACCCCTCGCCGACACCGGGGCCGTCGTCGGAGCCCGTGGCCGCGTAGCCAATCACTACAGAACTGTGAGTTTCTGTCTTAGCAAAACGTCCAATAACGATGCCACCAACTGCCGAAGCGCTTGTTTGGTCACCGATTAAGATACCGGACGTTTGAGGCTTGGAGGCCACATCGCCAAGTTGTATACTAAAGGTCGAGGGACCACGGGGATTCATACCAGCGGAAGATGTGATAGCAACAGCTGTTAGGACATCTGTTGTTTTGTTGTATGTAAGGCCAGTGTCGCCACCAAACGCGCCACCGTCATTAAATTGAACTTGAGTATCGGAGCCGCCGACGATCGAACTGATGTCGGATCCGGTAATAACTATCCTGTTATCGGCATCTAATCCAAGGTAGCTGCCGGGGCCAGCGATGGATCCCGAGTGAGGATCAAGAATAAAGAGTGAAGAAGAAAGTCCAGTACTGGCCGTTACTTGCTGCTCAAACAAGAAGTCACAAGCGGCCGTCACC